ACTGACCCTCGTGTTTGCAGCTTAGGTCTTTTTTCATTTGCTTTCTCCTTTCACTCGTCCATGTCACCATACTCGGCGGCTTGCTCATCAATCGCCGACTCACGCGCAGACACATACGTTGGGCTGGGTCTGTCCTCGGGTTTGTCTTCCAAGAATAAAACTTCATCTTCAACATCGGCCCGTCCAATGTCAGGGCCACCATCCTGCTCCATGAATCGCGTAACGATCTCGTATTCGGTTTCGTGGCACCCAGCCACCTCCTTTGCGTGGGCGGCATCTTCAGCCTCCACCTCCACTTCAACGACATAAAACTGGCGGACTAGGAATTTCATCGTATCCTCACAATCGGTATTACGCGACTTGCGCGATCATTAACAAGGGTAGTCTTCGCGCCGTGCGCCCGAAACCCTACGATGGATTTGCGGTCGGCTTTTTGGCACAGTTGGCACACAGCACAGGTCAGGTCTCTGGTCTGTGCGGGACAGATCACGATGGGCCGACCGGCTGGTGTGTAGGAATGCTCAGGGGTATCCACCGGCACGATGCAAACGACAGGCCCAGCCTGCAGGTCTGCCAGCCGGTCTGCCTCTCCAGCATCATCTGCGGACAGGTTAATGGTGTAGCCCCATGCGTTCGCATGACGGATCCACCGAATAGCCTGTGCGGATTTCTTGTGGGAGTAGGTGAATCCCCTGCGCCCCATGTTGGCTCGGACAATCAGGCCCAGCTCGTAAGCGTCCACCCACTCACCCTTGCCGACAATGTCGCCCACCACCTCTCCTCGCCACAGTTGACCTTCCGGCAGCGCGGCTATCTTTGCGGCTAACTGGCGCGTGGTCAGGCCGCTGCGGTCAGCTCGGGTCCAAGCCAGCGAAGTGTGGAAGTCATCCCCGTAGCATCCCTTGCGGTACTGGGGGCACGATGGAGGGCAGGATTTGCGTTCCCGATAGGTCACGGGAATCGGCCCGACTTTGCGGTTGCCGCTGCGCTCAACGAAGAGGGTTTTCATAGCTGGGTAGCTTGCGGACAAAACTGTCTCTGTCGGTGCGAACACTCTTGATATTGATGTCTTCACCGGCTGCGGTCTTGGCATTCGCCCAGACGGATGCATCGCAGTCCTCTTCAAGATAGGCAATGTCACCCGCTCGGTAAGAGTACGGGCTAATGCGATCTGCGATCTTGAGGCGGTGCAGCTCTTTCATGGGCACTTCGATCCACCCGTGGCCCGGGTCTTCGTGGTACTTATACATGGTCTTCCCCCATGTAGGTGGTGATCAGGTAGCCCATGAAAAGACCGCCCCAGCCGATGGCGCATTTAGCGATAAAGCCTTCAGCCCCAGCGCCAAAAATCAGCATGGCGGTCCCAGTAATCGCAATGCCGATGTCGGCAAGCATTTCACTCTTGGAAATCATCTTTGCTCCTTGGTTAAACAGGCCAATGGTGGCCCACAAACCCAGCACGCTGGGCTTGTAGACAGCATTAGCGCGGTTCGATGCTGAAGGTGTTATTGCCGAAGTAGTCGGCCATTTTTTCGCCGATCACATCGTCCCAATCGACTTCGTCATCCATGTAGGTCTTGACAGCGCCTTCAACGTCAATGTTGTGTTTCGCCCAATCGTCAATTTTTGAGTCAAGGTTATCGCCCACCCATTCTTCGATGCATTCGTTGACCAGTTCCTGAGTTTTGTTTTCAATGGCAGATTCAACTTCGGTTTTGGCAATCCTTTCAAAACTGTCTCTGTAGGACATTAGTTCTGCTGCGGTCAGTTCCCGAACGATCTTTGTGATCTGTTCGGTCAGCGTGTCGCTGCGCTCCGCCCCGCGCTGGGCAGCTAATTCTTCCTTATGCATGGTGATAGCCGTGTTCAGGATAATGTGGGCAATCGTCCGCATGGAGATGCTGGAGCTGCTGTCGGGTGCGGCGCTGCACACATCGTTGACATAGCGCAGGGCATCGCTCATGTTGTTGTGGCTAGCGAAGAGGTCGTTGCGGTAGTCAGCCAGTTTAGGTAAGGTCATCTTTAACTCCTGTTGATGTTGTTTAAGGGTTGCTACACATGACATCGTTTGATGCCATGTATGGCATTAGATCACAGATTTATGGGGATTCGCAGGCCGGTGAAAAAATTTTTTTAGGGGACTGGGTTAGCCTGGTCCAGGACATCCAGCAGGGACGGCAATTGCCAACCACCACGCGCGGTGCTACCATTCGGCCCATTCTTCATTCGTACCGGATAGTACCGGATAGGAAACAATGGCAAAGCAGCAAACACAGAAACTCACTCGGGCGCAGATAAGGGAAGGGCTGGGCACTATCCCAGTAGAGACGCTCCTATCGTCCGGACAGGGGAAGACACCCAAACTCACAACCAAACAAAAAGAATTCGCGCGGGCTGTCGCAATGGGTAAGACCAAGGCCCAAGCTTACAGGGATGCATACAAAGCCAACCCATCTCCCAGCACCATCGTATGCGCCCCGTATGTTTTGGCAAAGGACGCAAGGATACAACAAGAGGTGGAAGCTTACAAACTGGCAATTGAGGCGGAGAAACACCGAACACCTTCTCAATTGAAGGCGCTGCTCGTCCAGCAGCTGGTCCAACATAGCCTAGACGATGAGTTCCCACCAGCTAGTCGTGTCCAATGTCTCAAGCTACTGGGTAGCCTATTCGAGGTGGGCGCATTCGTGGAGCGCAAGGAGATCACCACCGTCAACCGCAGCGAAGACATTCGCACGCGCTTGCTCTCGCGGCTGCAAGCCATCACAGTCGATGCCGAAGTTAAGCCTGACGATGCACTAGACCTGCTGGCTGAGATACGCGGCGCTCAGTCTACTAGCGCAGCTGGCGGACAAACCCAGCTGGAAACCCAGCCACCGGTCAACGATGGCGCTGCCGCAGCACCCACCGAGGGGGCACCCGGCCATTCGGCCGCGGCCGCGGGGGCCGCCGGTTCACATACTATTCCACTCAAACAATCACAACCAAAACAGGGGGAGGGGTTAACTTCAACTGATATTGAAGTTGTCACCGATTTTGACAGATAGGTCCCCCCTTCTTTTTGCATACAAAAATGGGTGGGGTATATATTTTTGATAAAGTTGAAGGAACATAAACACATGTTAAAGATGGATGGATTGGATGATGCGATAGTTGGCATGACGGATTTATGGGTTCCTAGTGGGACTGGGGCAACGTATGTTGAGAAGCTGGTCTACGACGGGGAGAAGATCATTGCCTCTCTTATGGCTCAAGGGATGAGTGAGGAAGAAGCCTATGAGTTTTGTTCTTTTAATATTGAGGGTGCTTACATGGGGCCGGAGACGCCCATTATTTTTTGGCCCTACAACGAACATTAACTGGAGTTAGAGTTGCTTTATCCTAAGAGCGTATACACGGTAAAGAAGAAGGATTACCTTATGACGGAGAAACAGCGGACGGTTTTTTTGGTGATAGATGAGTACTGGAAGAACTTTGGGTATGGGCCGTCGATAGATGACATCATGTTCCAGACAGGGGATAAGGGGCGCGGGAATGTTCATCGGGTGGTTAAGAAGTTGTGTGACCTTGGGATTTGTAAGAGGATGACCAGGAGTGCTAGGAGCGTGCGGCCGAGCTATTTGTCCATGCGAAACATATGAACCTTGAAGCTATCAGTCAGGCCATCGCGCTTTTACCTGTCAATGAGCAGGAGGCGTTCTTTGATGAGCTTGATGAGTACCGGTCATCTCTTGTTAGAGAGGAGGCCGAGAAGGACTTTATGAAGTTTGTCCACTCAATGTGGCCGGGGTTTATAAATGGCCGCCACCATAAAGTTATGGCCCGTAAGTTTGAGGAGATAGCGTCGGGGAAAATTAAGCGCCTGATCATCAACATGCCGCCCCGCCACACAAAGTCGGAATTCGCGTCCTACCTTCTACCGGCTTGGTTTCTAGGTAAAAACCCGCATAAGAAAATCATCCAGACGTCTAACACGGCTGAGCTGGCCGTCGGGTTTGGACGTAAGGTAAGGAACTTAGTGGGGAGTGAGCAGTACGCCAAGATCTTCCCTAATGTTAATCTTCGTCAGGACAGTAAGGCCGCCGGGCGGTGGTCTACTAATAAGGACGGTGAATATTTTGCTATCGGTGTTGGAGGGACCGTAACCGGTAAGGGGGCGGACCTACTGATCATTGATGACCCTCACTCTGAGCAGGAGGCAGCTCTTGCGGCAGGAGACCCGTCTGTTTTTGACAAAGTCTACGAGTGGTATACCTCCGGCCCTAGACAACGTCTTCAGCCTGGAGGGTCAATTATTGTTGTGATGACCCGGTGGGCCAAGCGAGACCTAACCGGTCGGATCCTTCAATCCTCTATTGAAAAAGACGGCAACGACGAGTGGGAGGTAATCGACTTCCCCGCAATCTTGCCAAGCGATAAACCCTTATGGCCTGAATACTGGAAGCTGGAGGAACTAGAAGCTCTTCGCTCTGAGCTGCCAGCTGCAAAGTGGAATGCCCAATACCAACAGAGTCCTACCTCTGAAGAGGGCGCTATTATTAAAAGGGAATGGTGGAAGGAGTGGAAGGGCGATGACCCACCGCGGTGTGAGTTCATCATCCAGAGCTGGGACACCGCGTTCTTAAAGTCAGAGCGGTCTGACTATTCCGCCTGCACTACTTGGGGCGTTTTTTATCTGAACGAGAACGAAAACGACGCCAACATTATTTTGCTGGACGCTTTCAAAAGAAGGATGGAATTCCCTGAACTAAAAGAGAAAGCCTTCAACCACTATAAATTGTGGGAGCCGGATGCTTTTATCGTTGAGGCCAAGGCTTCAGGCGCTCCTTTAATTTTTGAGTTAAGGGCGATGGGAATACCGGTCCAGGAGTTTACGCCCAGCAGGGGGAATGATAAGATGGTGCGGATTAATTCTGTATCTGATTTGTTTGCAAGCGGGAAGGTCTGGGCACCCTCGACAAGATGGGCCGATGAGCTGATGGAAGAGATGGCGGCTTTCCCTAATTCAGACCATGATGATTTGGTTGACTCCGCCACCCAGGCATTAATCAGATTCAGAAAAGGCGGTTTTATTCGTCTACAGACCGATGAACAAGACGAAATTCGTGCGTTTAGACGCAAGGTCTCTTATTACTAAGGATTGGTATGTCCATTGAAAAGTCACTTTACGAAGCGCCACAAGGGATCACTTCCCTGGCTCCTGATGAGGGAATTGAAATTGAAATCGAAGACCCGGAGTCAGTCGACATCAAGATAGGTGATGTTGAAATTCAAATAGGCAGTGTTGAAGATGACTTTGAGGCCAACCTAGTTGAACACCTCCCAGACGATGTCGTAACAGAGTTAGTGTTGGATCTGCTGAGCGACTACGAGGATGACGTAAATTCCCGCAAGGACTGGATGCAGACCTATGTCGACGGGCTTGAACTTTTGGGCCTGAAGATCGAAGAGAGGGCAGACCCCTGGACTGGTGCGTGCGGTGTCTACCATCCCCTTCTGGCTGAGGCTGTTGTCAAGTTTCAAGCCGAAGTAATGATGAGTACCTTCCCGGCTGCTGGCCCTGTGAAGACCCAAATCATCGGCAAAGAAACCCCCGAAAAGAAACAAGCAGCCGTTCGCGTTGCGGCCGACATGAACTATGAGCTGACAGATGTGATGACCGAGTTCCGGCCAGAGCATGAGCGCATGTTGTGGGGCTTGGGGCTTGCCGGTAATGCATTCAAGAAGGTTTACTTTGACCCCAGCCTGGATCGCCAGACCTCAATTTTTGTTCCGGCTGATGATTTGGTTGTTCCTTATGGCGCGTCCGACATTCAAACGGCTGACCGCGTCACCCATGTTATGCGAAAAACCGAAAACGAGCTGCGCAAACTGCAGGTTGCCGGGTTTTATGCTGACATTGACCTGGGAGAACCCAACAATACCCTTGATGAAGTAGAAAAAAAGATTGCCGAGAAGATGGGATTCCGCGCACAGACGGATGACCGCTACAAACTTCTTGAAATGAACGTGAATTTGGACCTTGAGGGGTTTGAAGATGTCGACAAAGACGGGAATCCGACCGGAATTGCGCTACCTTACATCGTTACGATTGAAAAAGGCAGCAGCAAATGCGTTGCAATCCGCCGGAATTGGAAAAAAGGCGACAAGTTGCACACAAAACGGCAGCATTTTGTCCATTACGGCTACGTTCCTGGCTTTGGTTTCTATTGTTTTGGCCTAATCCACCTTGTTGGAGCTTTTGCCAAGTCAGGAACCTCCATTTTGCGTCAGTTGGTGGACGCTGGAACCCTATCAAACCTGCCCGGCGGATTCAAAACCCGCGGTCTGCGTGTTAAGGGAGACGATACCCCCATCGGACCAGCAGAATGGCGTGATGTCGACGTACCCAGCGGGACAATTGCCGACAACATCATGGCTCTCCCCTATAAAGAGCCAAGCCAAGTGTTGGCATTACTGCTTGACAAGATCGTCGACGAGGGCCGCAAGTTTGCATCGGCCGCTGACATCCAAGTTGCTGACATGTCGGCCAACTCTCCCGTTGGTACAACCCTGGCAATCCTTGAACGCACCCTAAAAGTGATGACCGCGGTCCAGGCCCGGATCCATTACTCCTTTAAGCAAGAGCTGGGACTGCTGCGCGACATCATCCGCGACTACACACCGCCTGAGTACACATACGAGCCAGAAGAAGGATCGCCAAAAGCGAAGAAATCCGACTATGACTTGGTTGCAGTTATCCCTGTTTCAGACCCCAATGCCGCCACAATGGCGCAGAAGATTGTGCAGTATCAGGCGGTCATTCAACTGGCTCAAATGGCCCCGCAGATCTATGACCTGCCACAGCTACACCGCCAAATGTTAGATGTTCTGGGGATTAAAAACGCTGAGAAACTTGTTCCTTTGCCTGAAGACGAAATGCCGGTGGACCCTATCAGCGAAAACATGAACGCACTCAAGGGTGTTCCGCTCAAGGCATTTATCACCCAGGACCAGGACGCTCATATTGCAGCGCACCAAATGTTCATGCAGGATCCGCTGGTGATGAAGACCATTGGTCAAAACCCGCAGGCCAACCAGATCATGGCTGCACTCCAGGCGCATATTGCGGAGCATCTTGGCTTCCACTACCGGACTTTGATTGAACAACAAATGGGCGTACCACTGCCGCCGCCGGACGAGCATTTGCCTGAAGACGTCGAGGTCCAGCTCTCTCGGCTCATTGCACAAGCCAGCACACAAGTGCTGCAGGCCAATACCGCCCAGGCCCAACAACAGCAGGCTCAACAACTTGCCCAAGACCCATTGGTCCAGATGCAACAACAAGAGCTGCAGATCAAAGGCGCTGAACAACAACGCAAGGCACAGAAAGACCAAACTGACGCACAGCTCAAAGCAAACCAGCAGCAAATTGAACGTGAACGCATTCAATCCCAAAAAGAGACTGACATGACCAGGATTCAAACAGATTTGGAAAAGTCACAAAAGGAACTGCAGGCGCACAGTGAGCTTGAGCGCCAGCGCATCATGGCTAACTTGATTGGACGCAAATGATTGACAAGTACCTACAACATCTGTCAAGCAGGATAGATGACAAAGTATCCCAACTCCAAATAGCCCTGGCAGATGGCAACGCCAAGGATTATGCGGAGTACACGAAGATGTGCGGAGAGGTTAAAGGTCTGCTCACCGCACGTTTATTCATAACAGACCTACATGAAAGATTAAAAACCGATGACGATAATGAATGAATTGGACTTAGCAAAGGCTGTTGACTTGTCGCAGTTAATGCATAAAGAGCCAGAGCAAAAAGCCAAGCAGCTACCAAAGCCTGTTGGCTACCGCATCTTGTGTGCAATTCCAGAAGTGGAAGAAACTATTGAAGGCTCAAGCCTCATTAAGTCATCAGAAATGATGCGCACTGAGGAACTGTTGACTACGGTGTTATTCGTAGTAGACATGGGGCCTGATTGTTACGCGGACACCAGTCGATTCCCGACGGGACCCTACTGTCAACGCGGAGACTTTGTTTTGGTTCGGCCACATGCTGGGACAAGACTAGTCATTCACGGCAAAGAGTTTCGCATCATCAACGACGATTCAGTCGAAGGTGTAGTCGAAGATCCACGCGGCATCCGACGCAAATAAGGAACACAAATGTCAAACGAATTCAAATTCCCTGACGAACAGGAAGATGAAAAACTTGACGATGACATCATCGTTGAAGTTGAAGATAACACTCCCCCAGAAGACCGGAATAAAACTCCCTTGCCTGAAAAAGTTCGGGAAGAGCTTTATAACGACGAGCTGGAGGATTACTCTACCAAGGTCAAGAAAAAACTTCTTCAGATGAAGAAGCTGGCGCATGACGAGCGTAGAGAAAAAGATGCGGCTTTGCGTGAGCAAAATGAAGCCATTGCATTCGCCAAGAAACTGATGGAAGAGAATAAAAAGCTCAAAGCCAATCTGTCCAACAGCGAAAACAATGTCCTTTTTTCTGTTACCAAAACAGTAGAAATGGAATTGGATGCGGCCAAAAAAGCCTATCGTGAAGCCTATGATTCAGGCGATACCGACAAGGTAATGGAAGCCCAGGAGCGTCTTACCCAGGCAACATTAAAGGTTGATAAGGTTAAGAGTTTCAAGCCAACTCCACCGCCACAGGAAGAAACTGTGGTACAAACCCCCCAGCCCCAAGTCCAACGGCCTCCTGTAGACCCAACTGCAGAAGCTTGGCAACAAGAAAACCCTTGGTTTGGGCAAGATAAGGAAATGACTGCTTTGGCTCTAGGTGTTCACGACGCCATGCTGAGCGAAGGAGTTAGGCCCTCATCACAGGAGTATTACTCCCGGCTTAACGCCACTATCCGAAAACGTTTCCCAGAGAAATTTGAGGAAGCTGAGGAACAAGAAGATCGGCCCAGCCGAAAAAGCTCGGTGGTTGCACCAGCTACACGGACTACATCCGCAAAACGAGTAAAGCTTACCGTTGGTGAGTTGAACTTGGCAAAGAAATTTAAACTTACACCGGAGCAATTTGCTGCGGAAAAAATCAAATTAGGAGCCTAATATGGCCGAAAACAGAAAACCACGCGAGCTTGAGGATCGGTTAATGGCAGAACGCCCTAAGCAGTGGCAGTTGCCTGACTCCCTTCCTGAACCTGATAAGCAGCCGGGGTACGAATATCGCTGGATCCGCGTTTCAACCTTAAACGCTCCAGATCCCAAAAACATTTCGGGCAAATTGCGCGAAGGATGGGAGCCTGTAAGCGTAGAAGAGCAACCACGATTCAGACTGCTAGCTGATCCAACTAGTCGGTTTAAAGACAACATTGAGATTGGCGGGTTATTGCTCTGCAAAACTCCAAGTGATTTCGTGGACCAGCGAAATGAACATTTTGCAAAACAGACACGCGCTCAAATGGAAGCTGTAGACAATACCCTTATGCGTCAAAGTGACCCGCGGATGCCTCTCTTTAACGAGAAAAAATCCTCGACTAGCTTTGGAAAAGGTATTTAATTTAACTTGGAGTTTTTATGGCATATCCTGTCGTATCAGCGCCGTACGGTTTGTTGCCGCAGAACCTTATTGGAGGTCAAGTATTTGCAGGTTCTACCCGCATGTACAACATCCAGTACGGCTATGCAACCAGCATCTTCTACGGTGATTTCGTTGTTCTATCCCGTGGCTTTGCCACACGCGCCTCGGTCTCTACCGGCTCTAGTCTGAATCAGACCGTCGGTATTTTCTTGGGTTGCACCTACACCAATCCCACAACTAAGCAGAAGTTGTTTTCCCAGTATTGGCCCGCAAGCACAGCTGCCGGTGATTGCCAAGCCTACATCTTGGATGACCCGGATGCCGTGTTCAAGGCGGTTGTGTGCAGTTCCGGCACTACCGTTGCTTCCGGCGCTATGGCGATGATTGGCACTAACCTGTCTGCCATCGACAACACCGGCAACGCCAATACCGGTAACTCGGCTAACGCCATTCTGGCTCCTACGGCTACTCCTGTTACCACCACTCTGCCCCTGCGCATGGTTGGTTTGGTGCAAGAGACTGCTGTTGCTTTGGGTACTGCTACTTACAGTTCGGGTACTTCTACCCTGACCGTGAGTGCGCTGCCTAATGCGTTGCCTGTTGGTACGGATGTTTCTGTGTTGACCACCAGTGGTCAAGTTGCACAGACAGGTTCTTTTGTGGCTACCGCAGCGGCTGCTGGCGCGACTTCTGTTGTGCTGAACCAAGCTGCTACGTTCACACTGAACTCTGGCGTGTACGGAGCAACCGTTGTCTTCACCCAGTACCCTGAAGTCTTGGTCAAGTTGAACCAAGGTCTGCATGGCTACTACTCTGCCACTGGCGCATAAGGAGTAAATTATGGCTATTTCACGTGCCCAGCTGCTTAAAGAGCTGCTTCCAGGGCTTAACGCCTTGTTTGGTCTGCAGTACAAGACCTACGATCAAGAACACGAAGAGATCTACGAAACCGAGACCTCTGAGCGTTCTTTTGAAGAGGAAACTAAACTGTCTGGCTTCAGTGCTGCACCTGTCAAAAACGAGGGTTCCGCCCTTGCTTATGACAATGCTCAAGA